CATCAGTAACTATATCTGTTAAGGAACATGAATGGATTAATGTAGGTAACTGGTGTTGGGATAACTTTGATACACTGTCTGGCATATCATTCTTACCTTTCTCAGACCATACATATCAGCAAGCACCTTATCAAGATATAGATGAAGTACAATATAATACTTTACAAGACAAGATGCCTAAAGATATTGATTGGAATAAATTAAGAGAGTATGAAAAAGAAGATAATACTAGGGGTTCACAAGAGTTAGCATGTACTGCAGGCTCATGTGAGTTGGTGGATATATAATGAATAAAGATGTTCTTTTACAATTAATGGTTATAACAATGGAAGAATGTGGTGAGTTAGTTCAAGCATGTAGTAAAGCTATAAGAAAAGATAATCATAGAAGTAATGATTTATTAAAAGAAGAAATAGGTGATGTATATGCTATGATACAACTTATGACAGAGTTTGATATTGTTAGTTGGGATGAGTTAGATGAAAGAGTTAAAGTGAAAAGAAAAAAATTATCTAAATGGAGTGAGCTAGTTAAGTAAATTTTTTGTTGCATTTATATACAAAATGTGGTATAATAGAATTATAAAGTGCCAATATGGACTTTAATTTTTAACTTGCTTATAAAGGAGAATAAAAATGGTAACATTTAATTTAGATAATATTACTAGACAAGCTATTGGTTTTGATAACTTGTTTAATTCAATGTTAAGTGATAACGTGGGTGATACTGGATATCCACCATATAACTTAATTAAAGATAAAGAAGATACATATCTTTTACAATTTGCACTAGCTGGTTTTAAAGATAGAGAACTTGATGTACAAGTAAAAGAAAATAAATTAACAATAAAGGGAGAGTCTTCTGATAAAGAAGAGGACTTAGAATATCTACATAGAGGTATTGGTAAAAGAGTATTTCAAAGACAGTTTGTTCTTGCTGATACTTTACATGTAGAAGGTTGTACTTTTCTTCGTGGTATTTTAGAAATAAAACTAAAACAAATTATACCTGAAGAAAAGAAACCAAGAAAGATACAAATAAAATAGGGAGTAAGGCAGGGATTCATTAGAGTCTCTGCCTATTTTTTTATGGCAAGAGCAATAGTAGGTGCAGGAAAAAGAATAAGAAGTTTTTTTAAGAAGATTACTTCTATAGGTAAGTCTAATAGAAGTAGACCAAAGAATAAACATAAACGTAGAAATTTTAAAAAATATAAAGGACAAGGTAAATGAGAATAATATTAATATTAATGGTTAGTTTAATAACATTACAATTAAAGGCAGGTGGTTTATTTGATTCTGTCGGATATAGATACTATCATGATTTAGATAATGAACGTAATGGTTCAAAGTTTAGAAGTTATGCCACTAAAAATTTATCTAACAATGATAAATTAAAAATAGCATACGAAAGACAAAGACCTGGCAGTGGTATAGAGTCTGGTGTATTTTTTATAGATTATGAGTGGAAGTTCTAGTATGCAAACAAAAATTAGAAATGATATGGATACAGTGTATATTGGCTATGACCCTAGAGAACATGCAGCTTACGAAGTATTAAAGTTCTCTATTGAAATACGTGCCAAGAACCCTGTAAGAATAGTGCCTCTTAAAAAAGATGCATTAATTAAAAATGGTATGTTTAGAAGAAGGTCTAATAAGATAGGTAATCAACAGTATGATGAGATAGATGGAAGACCTTTCTCTACTGATTTTAGTTTTACTAGATTTCTTGTACCACATTTAAGTTTATATACTGGTCTATCCTTGTATATGGATTGTGATATGTATTGTTATGGAGATATAACAGAACTATTTGATATGTGTAGAGATAATTACTATCCTGTATGGGCAGTGCATCATAAGTATGATGTAGAAAAAGGTGTTAAAATGGATGGTCAAGCACAAGAGCCTTATAATATGAAGAACTGGTCTAGTCTTATGATGTTTAATAATGCACATCATTACCTTGATAAGTTAAGTATTGATGCTATTAACACAGAAAAAGGTAGATGGTTACATACATTTAAATGGTTGCCTGATGAAGTATCTGATATAGGTCAAATACCTGAAGAATGGAACTGGCTTGATGGACATTCACCAGAGAATATGAAACCAAAGATTGTACATTTTACAACAGGTGGTCCTTGGTTTGCTAAATGGAAACCTAGAGGAGTAACTGAAGGCAAGTATGCTGTTAAGTGGTGTGAAGATGCTAGATGGTTACAGATGAAAGGAATAATACCAAGAGAAAAGGATTACTTAATACAATGAGAGAATTAACACACACTTTATATGGAGCTATACGAGCACATTATGAAGGCGAAAGGTCAAAGGCTTTATATCAATTAGACTTAGCTTTTCAAAAACCGGTAGCAATAGGTGAGCACCCAAAGATAGTGGAGGATTCTGTTGTTTTAATTAAACAGTTAGCCGAAGCTGAAGAGGCTTTGGATTCATTAGAAAAAAACTTTGGAGTATATAATGGCAGAGATTAATATTGTTACCTCTTTTAATGAAACTATTTTAAAAGATACAGCAATTCATTTACTAAATTCTACAAAAGAAAATTTAGATACAGATATATCTTTTACTTGTTACTATCATGATTGTAAAATAGATGCTTATTCTTTACCAGACTATACTTATAAAAGTCTACATGATGTAAAAGACCATGAAGACTTTTTAAAAAGATATGCAGAGCATGATGGTACAGAAGAGGGAAAAATACCTTATAATGATAAACTAGATGCCTTGAAGTGGTCTCATAAAGTATTTGCTTTAACTGAAAAAGCATTTGATTTAGCAGAGAAAAGTAAAGAAGCAGGGTGGTTAATATGGATAGATGCTGATTCTTATTTAAAGAAAAGATTAACTAAACAAGATATGTTATCTATGTTAAATGATAAAGCTGATATAGTTTACAATCCTGATGAGCCTTTCTTTATGGCTTTTAATTTAAATAAGCAACCTACTATAGATATATTAGCAGACTTACGAGGTGCATATATATTAGGTGAGATGACTAAGTATAGAGAGTGGCATGATTATTATGTCTTATCTAGATTACTAAACATTTATCAAGCACATGGTATGAAAGTAGAACAAACACATGCTATGAATGATTATTTTTATCATTTTGCTGGTAGACCAGACTTTTCTAAAGTTGCTATAAGAAAAGGTAATGGTGAAAGAGCTTTTCCTTTGTCAGATGAGGTTGCTCCTGATATTAAACCTAATAGATATCAACAGATATCACAGATAATGAGAGAGTACAAACCAAAAACTGTGATAGAAACTGGTGCATGGAATGGTGGTAGAGCTATAGAGATGGCACTAACTGCATTTGATTATACAGATAGTTTTACATATCATGGTTATGATTTATTTGAAGATGCTACTATTGAAACAGACCATGAAGAGTTTAATAGTAAGGCACATAATAAAATGTCTGCAGTTCAAAAAAGATTAGAAGAGTTTGCAGAACATATGAAAGAAAATAAAAATAAAACTTTTGTATTTGAATTACATAAAGGTAACACTAGAGACATATTAAAAGACCAAGGTGAATGGTTTGATATGGCATTAATTGGTGGTGGTAATAGTGTAAAGACTGTTGCTCATGATTATGATTGTGTACAGAAAACACCTATTGTAATGCTTGACCATTACTTTAGAGAAGATGATGATAAGATGGCACCTAATGATGCATACTTTGGTGTTAATGAAGTATGGAAAAAATTAAAAGAAAATAAAGATATTCGCAAACATGTATTACCTTCTGGTGATAGAGTAAAAGGTGGTGGCTTTACACATTTTATGATTGTGTTAAGTGATAAAACTTTACCTAACATACCAGCAGATTTACAAAGAGTTCCTATTGTTGTTAATCCTAGAGATTGTGTGCCTAAAGATTATATTAGAGGTAACATAAAAGAGAATATGAAGCTAATACCAAAGGATAAATTTATAGAGAAGTGTAGAACACATACAGACCATGCTATAATTATATCTGGTGGTCCTAATATAGATTATAAACAGTTAAGAGAAACTTTAGATAAACATCCAAAGGCTTTTACTATGTGTGTTAAGCATGCATATCCTGGTCTTATAAAAAATAATATTAAACCAGATGCATGTATATTATTAGACCCACGTTCAATAGAAGGTGAGAGTACACATGGTATTAAGAGAAAAGATTTACTAAAAGACCTTGATGAAGATACTAAGTTTCTTGTAGCTTCTATGACAGACCCATCTGTTACTAATTATCTTATGGAAAAGAAAGCTGATATTTGGGGTTGGCATGCCTTTACAGAATCATTAAGAGATGATGAAGATAGAAAGCATGCAATCAAAAACAATCAGGTAAAGATTAGAGAAGATGTAGGTTTACCTGTAGGTGCTACGCTAATTACTGGTGGCACTTGTGCAGCTATGAGAGCTATAGGTATGTTACATACTATGGGTTTTAGAAACTTACATTTATTTGGTTTTGAATGTTCATTAGAGAAAGAACCTACAGATGATATGAAGAAAGAAACTACTGGTGCAGATGATGAACCTAAAAGACCAAAGTATTTTCAGGTATCTGTCGGTGATAAAACATACTGGACTACTGGTGAGTTATTAGCAATGGCACAAGATTGTGAGAAAACTTTTGCTGATAAAACTATGGGTATTAATTATAATTTTTATGGTGAAGATAGTTTAGTATCTGAGATATGGAAAGGTGCATTAAAGAAAGAAACATTACCTAATTATAAGGATATGTTAAATGCACAATAGAGAGAACCCATCTAAAGATTATACAGAACTTTTAGAGGAATATAAAGAGATGCATGAAGATGCTAAATACTTTACAGGTATTAGTATTGTCATGCATCTATCTACTATCACTAAAATAATACTAGTAGAAGGTGCTAAAAGTTTAATTGATTATGGTTGTGGTAAGGCAACATTGTATGATAAAGAAAAATATAAAACAATGTTGTTAAATAAGAAAGGACAAACACTACCAAAACCTTTAGCTGATATATGGCAGTTAGATTTTCATGCATTATATGACCCAGCATATCCTAAATATAGTAAGTTACCTAAAGGTAAATATGATGCTGTTATTTGTACTGATGTTATAGAACATATAGATGAGAAAGATGCTGACTGGGTTCTTGAAGAGATATTTTCTTATGGTAAGAAGTTTGTTATTCTAACTATTGCCTGCTATGAAGCATTGAAAACATTTAAAAATGGTAGGAATGTGCATGTAAATATAAAGACTCCGGAATACTGGACAGAGAAACTAAAAAAACTACATGAAAAACACCCACATTTAAATGTATATTATAGTTTAGATATATTAGAAGATGAAAAAGCAGAGAAGAAAATATCAGTAACAGAATGGAAAAAAATAGAAAGGAAATAATATGGCACTATTAAGTTTAATAGGACCTGCCACTAAGTTAATAGGTAAGTTTGTAGAAGATAAAGATGCAAAGAATAAACTTGCTCACGAGATAGCTACAATGGCAGAGAAGCATGCACAAGAATTAGCTAAAGGACAATTAGAAATAAATAAAGCAGAGGCACAGTCTAGAAATGTGTTTATTGCCGGCTGGAGACCCTTCATAGGTTGGGCATGTGGAGTTGCCTTGGTATGGCACTTTATCGCAGCTCCGTTTATCATTTTCTTTGCAGCTTTATTTGGTGCAACATTGCCACCACTACCAGAGTTTGACATGGGTAGTTTAATGACTGTGTTAATGGGTATGCTCGGTCTTGGTGGGCTTAGAACTTTTGAAAAATATAAAAAGGTTACAAAATAAAGGAGTAATTATGTTAAAAGAATATAGTATTATATTGACGACTGTTATACTTGTTGTTGCTTTTGTATTACTACTAAGCAGTTTCAATCCTGACAGTCAAAAGAAGATAATAATTAACACACCTAATGCTATTCCTGAACCTGTTATAGAAAACAAGGTTTATGAAAAGTATGAGATGGGTAATTATAGATAGTGGCAGAGTTTAAGAAACACACACCTTATAAAACTAAGGATTGGTATTTAAAGTGGGCATCATCTTTTATATTAATAATAGGGATTATGCTCACTTCTCACAATATTTATCCACTTAATTTATATGTAAGTTCTGTGGGTTTATTAGGCTGGACTATCGTAGGTTTTATCTGGAATGATAGAGCAATTATGGTGGTAAATTTAATATCGCTAGTTATATATATGACTGGTTTGATAAATCATTTACTTTTTACAATGACGAGTATAAATTAATATGGCATTAAATGAACAACAAGAAAGATTTTGTCAGTCGTATATTTTACACAGGAATGCTTCAGAAGCTGCGAGGGCTGCTGGGTACTCGAAAGAGCATGCAGCACGACAAGGGCATAGGTTACTACAAAATGAAGAAGTTATCGAAAGGATTACTGAACTCGAACAAAACCTAACCACTGATGTAGATGTTATTACTGAAATAGAAAAACAATATGATTATGCCAGAGCAAATGGGCATACAAATAGTGCGATAAAAGCATTAGAATTATTATCGAGAGTAAGAGGTACTCAAGAAGAGAAAGAAGATAACACAGACCCTGTTAAATTAAAAGAGGATTTGGTAGCTTCTGCTAAGATATTAGGTAAAGATTTTTACTTTGAGATTGGTAAGAAAGCTGGGTTCTTAAACGGACATAACAAGGTAGACAATATAGATAATAAAGAAGATAAAGAATAATACACAGCCTCCTATGACAGCATTCTCTATCTTTTGACGCTGTATTCTTTTAGCTTCTAACTCTGCTTCTTTCTTTTTTCTTCTTATCTCTGCTTGTATT